AATAACCAGCTTCCACGCCTCTCTTATTGCCTCTGAGGGTGGGTTTGCTAGACAAGGTGCTAGGTGTATCGTGTTGTGCAACGAAGAAGACTACACTCGTGTGGGCGCTAGGTATCTCAGCGCTGCATCTAACATGCCTATGGACTTAATCAAAGAGAACTATGCTCTAGCATCTACTAGGTACAAACCAGTGTACGACAACATCAAGATAGTTGATAGCACAGGTAAAGATATGAACTGGGTTGAGGCTGTAGTTAAGAACTACAAGCCTGACATAGTGGTGTTAGATATGGGTGACAAGTTTGCTAACAAGACAGGTGCTGACTCTCATGTGTACCTCAAGGATGCAGCCATCCATGCTCGGAACATAGCAAAGCAGTATGGCTGTGCTGTGATTTGGATGTCTCAGCTATCAGCAGAGGCAGAAGGTAAAGTATATGTAGATCAGTCTATGTTAGAAGGAAGCAAAACAGGTAAAGCATCTGAGTGTGACTTGATGGTGTTAATATCTAAGAACCCACAAACAGAAGGAGAATACGAGGGGGATGCAGATAGACACTTGGTAGTAGCTAAGAATAAATTAAAAGGTGGCTGGCACGGTAGAATTAAGTGTAAGCTGGACGGAGAAACAGCAAGGTATTCAGTATGAGGAGAGTAGTAGACGTAGAGAACTCCATAACATTACGTGATGGTAAGATATACAACGATCCTTACGAGGAAGCTAACACACTTACAGAGGTGGGTGTGCTGTGCTTAGATACAGGAGATAAAAGACTACTACCGTTTGACCACAAAGAAGCCACAGAACGTGACAAGAATAACTCCTGTGTGCTGCAACGTATGCTTGACACAACCACCTTACTGATAGGTCACAACTTACAGTACGACTTAGCGTGGCTGTGGTGCAACGGTTTCAAGTATGATGGTGAAATATACGATACCATGCTGGCAGAGTATTTACTTATGCGTGGACAGAAGCAACCCCTGAGTTTAGAACAGTGTGCTTTGCGCCGGGGCTTGAAATATCAGAAAGATGACACACTTAAAACTTACTACAAGAAAGGATACAACACAAATGAAATACCGTTGGATGAACTCAGCCATTATCTTGACCTTGATTTGCTTACCACTGGCGAACTGTACAAAGCCACAGTTGAAACTTTCAGATCCTCTGATTCAGCATCACTCAGATCCGTTCGAGATGTCACATTCAGAACTTGCAGAGTCCTCGCCAAGATGTCTGTCGCAGGAATCAGGGTGGATAGAACCACCCTCCAACACGTTAGACATGACTACGAACAAGAAAGGTGTGACATCTTACAACGACTGCAAGTAAAGACAAGAGAGTTGATGGGAGGAACACCCATAAATCTAAACTCACCAGAGCAACTGTCTTGGGTTATCTTTAGTCGTAAGCCAAACGATAAGAAGGAGTGGGCTGACTTATTTGAGTACGTAGATCCTAATGATTTTAAATCAGCAGTAAAGAATAACAGTAAGGCTGTGTTTAAGACAGAGGCTAACACTTGCCCTGAGTGTAATGGTACAGGTAAAGTTTACAAAGTAAAGAAGGATGGCACACGGTACGCTAGACCTCACAAATGTCCTAAGTGTGACGGTAAAGGCTACCTTCTTACAGATACAAATGAAATGGCAGGACTTGGTTTCTTTCCCCCAAGCAAGAAGTGGGTCAGTGCAAACGGCTTTGGTGTAGGCAAGCAGAACTTGGATGCACTTATAGCCACAGCTAAGAACAACAACATGGAGAATGCAATTGATTTTTTACAGGACGTTAAAAGGCTTAGTGCTGTTAGTAGCTATCTCAGTAGTTTTGTGGATGGTATTTCCTCCAACACTAAAAGAGACAACAGGTTACATATCAACCTTACCCAGCATGTCACCAGTACAGGTAGATTTTCTGGACGAAACCCCAACATGCAAAACATGCCAAGAGGAGGAACCTTCCCCATAAAGCGTGTCTTTATTTCGCGCTGGGATGGCGGTAAGATAATCGAAGCTGACTTTGCACAGCTTGAGTTTAGAACTGCTGCTTTCCTCGCACAAGACAGCACAGCCATCAGGGAGATAGATACAGGATTTGATGTACACTCCTACACGGCAAAGGTTATCAGTGATGCAGGACAGCCTACAACACGTCAGGAAGCAAAGGCACACACGTTCGCCCCTCTCTTTGGCGCTACAGGATACGGCAGAAGCAAGGCAGAAGCTGCATACTACAAGCAGTTTGTAGAGAAGTACAAAGGCATAGCTAAGTGGCACATCAAGCTAGGAGATGAGGCGCTAAGGGAAGGCAAGATAACAAACGTAAGTGGCAGACAGTACGCTTTTCCTGATGTTGTACGCAGAGAGAACGGCTCCCCTTCACACTTCACTATGATAAAGAACTACCCTGTGCAGGGCTTTGCTACCGGGGATGTTGTACCAGTGGTGCTAATAGAAGTGGATCGTTTGCTTTCAGGTATGCAGTCTTGTTTAGTCAACAGTGTACACGATAGTATGGTTATTGACGCACACCCTGATGAAATAGATGATGTGCTAGGTATTATAAACTTGATAAACGATAACCTAAATGATATAATACTCAAAGAGTACAACATAGAAATGAACGTTCCACTATTATTAGAATCTAAAATAGGTAATAACTGGCTTGACACAGTGGACGTTTAGTGATATAACTACAGGTCTAACTAAATAGCATAGAAAGGTAAAATATGCAACAGAATGCAGTAGCACTTAAAGTAGAAAACATGAACTTGGCTGACGCTATGGGCTTCTCTGCCCCAACTACACCTACACAGTCTAACTTACGTAGGATTACAGGCACAGTTATTCAAGAAGTTGTTGAGGGAAAGGTAGCATCTTCTCCTGTGTTTAAGATTATCTCTGAAGAGGATACAGTTTTTGCACGAGAAGTAGAGGTACGTTTGTTTGCAGAACGTCAGAAATGGCAGCGCTGGGATAGTGAAAACAAAACGATGCAGAAGTCTGTCATGTCAACAACACTAAACCAAGACCTTAAAGATACACTTGGTACATTTAATCTTGGCAGACGGGCAGGCTTCATCAAAGACTTTGCTGCGCTACCCAAAGATCAACAAGACCTAATCCGTAGTATTAGTCGTGTTAAAGTATTGATGGGTAAGGCTACACTCGTTGATGCTTTCTACGAGGGTGGCACACCTGCTGATGGTTACGACACAGAATTTTCTTTTATCATGGATGTAAAGAACCGTGATAGCTTAAAGTTTATTGATAATGCAGTAGGTAAGCTAATGAAAAAACGTATCAATCCAGCAGAGCACAGCATTGCTTTGTTAGGTGAGACACGCAGTCTACCAAACGGTAGTCCATACATGGTGACTAATGCGTCCCTTAGTAACTTTGTTGGATTAAAAGAAGGCGACAATGAAACCTTGCAAGACTTCTTGGATTACATTGAATCCAGTAATGAGTACGTCAGAACTAAGTGGGCAGAAAATAATGTAGAGACTATCTCAGACAGTGAGAAAAATATAGTGTCTAATATTGTAGATGTGGAGGACTTTGAATAGTGAACCACTCTGCTGAATTAGCTCTGCATCAGTATCTTAGAGATGCTATTGACGGTAAGTCTAAAATGCCAAAAGATGTCATTGATAAAATAAAGAGCGACATCGGTGAGGCTCTTGACAAACAGTTCAATGCACCTGCTGAGAAGAAAGAGTTTAAACTTAGGATGTCCAATGTTGGGCGTCCTAAATGCCAGCTTTGGTTTGAAAAGAACAACCCAGCGCAGCAAGAGCCGCTACCTACATCCTTCAAGATAAACATGATCTTTGGGGATATGATAGAGGCTTTGCTGAAAGGGTTACTCCGGGCTGCTGGTATTACCTTTGGTGACAACAAGAAAGTATCTCTTCGTTTATCTGACACAGAAGACATCTCTGGTGAGTACGACATGTTGCTAGATGACAAGATAGATGACGTCAAGTCTGCTAGTCACTGGTCGTATGAGAACAAGTTTGTAGACTTCTACACACTAGAACAAGGGGATGGCTTTGGCTATGTGCCACAGCTTGTAGGCTACGCAGAGGCAGCTAACAAAAAGATTGGTGGCTGGTGGGTTGTAAATAAAAATAACGGTAGTTTCAAGTATGTGTCAGCAGCAGAGGCAGACAAGGACAAAGTTTTACAAAAGATAAAGGATGTCCATGAGTACCTCAAGAGTGATGCACCCTTTGAGAGATGCTTTACAGAGGAGCCAGAGTCATACAGAGGTGTGAACAGTGGTAACTACAAGCTACCAAAGGATTGCACTTTCTGCTCACACAAAATCAAGTGCTGGCCTGGTTTAAAAAGTCTGCCCTCTAAGGTGTACAAAGGCAAAAGAGAAGCACCAACGGTGCACTACACTAGACTACGGCATGAATTATAGAAAAAGGAGTAGCACGAGAAGGTATCGCAGTGGCCTAGAAAACGAGATAGCTGCATACCTAAGAGAGCATCAAAGGCAAGTCAGGTATGAGCGTTTAAAGATAGAGTGGGAAGACCTACGCTACAGAACGTACACACCTGACTTTATTTTGGACAACGGTATCATAATAGAAACTAAAGGCATCTTTGATGCAGAGGACAGACGTAAACATCTAGCCATACGAGAACAACATCCAGAGCTAGACATACGGTTTGTATTCAGCAACAGCAAAGCAAAGCTATACAAAGGGGCTAAGTCTAGATACTGTGAGTGGTGTGACAAGTATGACTTCAAGTGGGAG